GGGACTAAAATACTTACAACTATCAAACCTATGATCCACCAAAGCCTGTTGCCAAAGCGGTCAATCTTTTCATCTAGCCTGTCAAAACGCTTCGAGCCATCCTTGAGACGCTCTTCAATGCGCTCGTATCTCAATGCACACTCACGCTCATGTGCATTGATCTCCTGTAGCGCCTTATCACCCTTATCCAATTTCCATGCCTCTGCCATCATTAGATAGCACATTGCTAATCTTTGGCCTTACCCACATTTAATGCTAACGCTTCTATTACGGGGTAGACATATTTAGCCATGAAGGCATCATCCTTGGGAGTGGGCGTGACGGCGCACACAGCGGATGCAACTACTGACAACGTGGTCAGAGTAGTTACGATTTCTAGTAAACTCATCAATGTTCCTTAAACCCTTCGGGCAAACCTTGTGCAGTCTCAGGCTCATCTACTGTCTGAACACTTTCGGCAATGCTTTGGGTGTAGGCTTGGAGTAGGACATTACGTTCTGCAATCTGTTGTTGCAGTGCCGCTATTTCACGCCGAATCTCTGCGACTCTAGCAATGTGCGCCTGGGTCTCGACCTTCAGATCACCGAAGTTGTATTCTTCGTCGTTGATTACGATTTTTTGTTCTTCACTCATTACCACGGTACTCCAGTAGCTTGTGTTGCGTTACGGTCAATTTTGCTTTGGACGTATGCAGTACGATCAGCCTCAATACGGGCTTTGTATTCGTCAGCAGTTTCGTCGCCCACTTTATTAGCATCGTAGATCCAACCAAGCACATCGCTTTCTTTCAGATCAGCATAAGCAATAAAATCGCTAGAAGACGCATCGTAAGTAAAAATGTTCTTACCGTTTTCTTGTGCCATTTCGCCGCCTTCGCCATCACTCAACGCAGTGCAAGTCCAATATGCTTTGATAACGCCGCCGTCAGCGTCCACTCGGGTCATGTTATCAACAGACCAAGTTGTGTTGATCGCCATTTGCTATTCTCCTTTTAGTGCCGCTACTTCGGCTTGTAATGTTTCTATTAGAGCTTGTTGCTCTTGAATTGCTTTAATACATAAAGAAACCATGTGTCCGTATGCCAAAGCGTCTGGCTCATCATCGCTGTTGTACTGAACAAACTCAGTCAAGCCAGCATCATGCACTTCCTCTGCAATCAAACCTCCGAACAAACGGTCACCATCGTTGTTGCCCTTGTAAGTAACAGAGCGCAACTTGAGCAATTCAGTCAAACCGTGGGTTGCATCGGTAATGGTATTTTTATAGCGGCGGCTCGAGGTGCTACGACGCACTAGACCATCAGAACTTCTGATGTTCATATTGGCAGCATCTGAGGTGGTGTCATCTTTTACACCGTGAAGTATAAGTTGTTGACTATTAGTAATCTCCATAGCCTCAACTAAATTGCCACCTGTAGCAGTGTAAAACTCTATCTTCCCTTCAGAGTTGGATGAGCTATCAGCCGCTAGAGCAATCCTCATTCCACCAACAACGTCGTATCCTGATGTGCCTGATGTTTGACCAAAGAAAGAGGCTACACCAGCATCGTTTGCAGTTGCTGAAGTCAAGCCATTGAAAATACCATAGCCCGCGCCGTTACCAATTTGCAGAAGCCGAAAAGTGCCGCCATAGGTGGTTGTATCAGCAGTAACTCCCATAGATACATGGCCTGTGCTTGCATCTAAAAACAAGCCTTGTGTGCTTCCCTGAGACTCAACGCGAAAATCAGAGTTTGCGCCTGTTTCATTAATTACAACATCGCCATCATCCTCAATAATGATTCGCTTCACACCATCATCTGTTTGCAGCGCGAGGCCACCAGAACCAGAGGCTTTTATGTCTGAGCAAATTACGTTGCCACCGAAAGTAGCAGAACCACTGCTTGACATATCAAAAGTCACCGCCGTGACAAAAGATGACCCAGTGATGCCTTGTATTAAAAAATCACCATCAGCTACGATAGATTGAAATAGTGCATTGTTACCGTCTTTTTTGATTTGTGCGTATTGTGTGCCACCGTCTAAAAACCTAACTTCACCAGCGTCATCAGCATCAAGTTTAATATTTCCGCCAACATCAACCTCAAGATGGGTTCCGCAAACTATGCCCAAAGGGTTAGAAGAAATTATGCTTGTATCTAGGTACAAGGTTCTAAATTCAGCACCATTCGCCCCTAAGTCAATAGAATTAACTGATGAGGGTTGAACTACACCGCTAAAAGTTGCTCCTGCATTAAACGTAGCCGCACCCGCCGCTGACATATCAAGGGTGAGAGCTGTGATTATAGAACCGCCATCATTCCCCTTGATTAAAAGGTCGCCATCACTAATTGATGTTGAAATCTGTACGTTGTTGCTGCCAGCGTTACTTATACCTAACAGAGTAGTACCGCCATCTTTGAAGTTGAAATCACCCCCATCAGCATCAAGGATGATGTCGCCAGCAACGTCTATGGTTAGATCGCCTACAGTCTTTCCTAAATTACCATCTGAAGTAATCCTCAAAACTTCAGTAGTACTTCCACCAGAAGGCGTGGTGCTAAAGACAATGTTTTGACCAGCAGTGGTGTGTTTGATGTCAAAGTTGCCACCGCCATTATAAAGAAAATCACCAGTAGCTTGCTCTACACCATTGGCGCTTACTCTGAGTTGTTCAGAGCCACCACTTGCAAAACCAAGAATGTTGCTACCACCCCAAAACACACCTGTATCTGGGTCTATTGCAGACTGTAGGGTAGGATCAGAAGCAGAGCCTCGGTTTCCTATGTTAATACCTGAGTTAAACGTGGCGATACCCGCTGCTGACATATCAAGGGTTAGGGCTGTAATCGTGGAGCCACCATCGACACCCTTAAAAAATAAATCGCCATCATTGCTAGGGGAAAAAATCTCTGGACCGCTAACGGCATTCGTGATGCGTAGATATTCAGTTCCTGCATCTTTGAAATTAACATCACCTCCGTCTGCATCAAGAATGATGTCACCAGCAACATCTATGGTCAGATCACCAGAAGACAGATCAATCTCTGTGCCATCAATCGTGATGTTGTCAATTGAAACACCAGCGTTTGCTGTTACCGCTCCGGTTACACCTAGAGTCCCACCCAAGGTAGCGTTACCACTGACATCAATGGTTCCGTTTACGTCAATAGCAGTCGCTGTCAGATCAATCTCATCCGTTGCACCGAGCGACAGAACCGTAGCAGAAGAGCCTTGTATGAACTGGCTCGCATCATTGAACATCAGCTTGTTTGTTGAGTTCAGTGTCAGGCCAGATCCGTCTGTGTGCGTCAGCGTAGTGTCGCCATCCGCGCCAAAAGTGATGACTGCGCTATCCGAACTAAACACCAGGTCGTCGCCGATTGTCAGGTCGTCATCAACAAAAAGATCAGGGACAGACAGGTCTTGAAACGCATCCACCATCGCTGCGCCACTTCCCGCTCCATCTGAATATATGGCTTTCGTCTGGCCGTTGGGGATGGTGATACTCGCTCCCGAACCTTGGCTAACGATTATACTCTGTGACCCGCTTGTTGCATTTTCTATAAACCAGAGTTTCGAGACGGTGTTAGGGCCGATGGTTATGGTACAAGTAGAATCAAGGGTTCCAGTGTACTTGAGAAAAAGAGAGCGCCCAGGATCAGTGCTGCCATCAGCAATCGTCGTAGTATGCGTGTCGGCATTGGTTGTGATTGCCTCTGTACCGAAAGAAAAAGATTCAGCTATTAACTCAAGGTTCGTGTTAGTCGTTGTGCCCCAGGTTCCGGAGCCCTCTCCTGTAGCCAATTCCGTTAAGCGGAGGTCGTTGACGAAGGTTGCCATAATTTTTACCCTATGCTGCGTCTCTGCCGGCGTCTATTTTTTCGAACCCAGGCGCCTGGCTGGTTGATACTTCAGAATAACTCGCCGTTTGAGTTGTGTTGACATTACTATAATTTGGTGTTTGTGAGGTGTCTATCTCACCGTAGACCAGAGGCGCCCCGACTGAAGCGGTCGATTGCTGCCCCGTTAGATTGACCAGGCTTACGCCCGTCACGGTAATCGAACCGACTGCGGCAGTGGCACCTAGACCAGTTACAGTGATGTTGTTGTCACACGTTACGGATGGGGTGCCCAATCCGCTGGTGGTGCTCAGCCCGGTAGTCGTAACATTCGCTGCGCCCGAAATCGTTGGAGCGCCGACTGATGCTGTCGCTCCGGAGATCGACGGCACATTGATAATAGCCTGGGCAACGACGGTCATGGACCCAACAGCTGAGGTCGTCGCAACACCAGTTGGCGAAACATTCGCTTTGGCGTTTACAGTCAGAGAGCCCAGGCCGGCAGTGGTTGCCTGGCCACTCGGTGTCGCATTGGCCTTCGCGACCACCGTTAGAGATCCGACAGCCGAGGTAGACGCCAGGCCAGTAACGGTTACGTTCGCTTTAGCATCTACGGTTGGTGCGCCGAGACCAGAGGTCGTTGCTTGTCCCGTGGGAGTTACGTTCGCTTTGCCGGTGACCGTGAGAGCGGTGCTCAGAGCAGACGTTGCTTGCAAGCCAGTGACAGAAACATCCGCGGCGGCTGTCACGGTTGGAGCACCGAGCCCAGCCGTAGCTGCCTGGCCGGTAGGTGTCACGTTAGCCGCAGCAACTATCGAGACTGAGCCAACCCCAAAGGTTGCCGCCTGTCCCGTTGGCTCTACCGGGAGAGCTTCATTCCACGCGCCCTCGCCCCAGGACCCTCTGCCCCATCCGGTAATACTAGACACTCATCACGCTCACTGATTGTGTCTCGGATCTTTTTGTTGCTTCACCCATTCTGCGATTGCCTTTTTGCTTTTGACCCTTTGCTGGGTCTGCTTAGCCATCTTCGAGTTTTGACTCGGCGTCCTTCAAGAACGCAATAGCTCGAGTCATGATATCTCGCACAGAATCGGTCATGAAATCGGTCGCTAAGGACTGTTCGATTTCTTTGATTGTTTGTTGTATGTCCTCAAGTGCAGTCATAATCTCGCTCACTAAAGTGAGCCCCGATTATGCTGCAAGGCCCTGGTATTTCCTATTCACGATTCTTTTTATTTTTTCTTTGTACATATTCTGATTTGGGTACAAAGCGTTGATCTCGTCCGCAATTTTTTGTAAGGACTTGCCGTTCTTGCGACGATGCATTTTCAAGATCCGCTGCAACACCTCGTAGTTCTCGGGATGTGGGACGAGCTTATGCCGGCGCTTAGACTTACCGTGCATTTCGACCTCTTTCATGAAACCAAACGGCGCACTACCACCGATAGCGTATCCGCGCTCTGCCCAATCTAGTTTGCCAGATCCGAATCGATCTTTGATGGTGGCGTGCTCGATTTCTGCTACAGCGCCCAAAACCGTGAGCATAATCTTGTTGGTGATCTCACCCATGTCGAAGCGAGCTTTGAGCCCGGTTTCGCCCTTGGGCTTCGGGTACACTATCGGCACATCACCAAACTGCTCCGAGAAAAACAGAGTCATCTGGATTTCTTGAAAAAACGGGATCATCGTAAGTAGGTCGTTGGTGCTTCGCGATAACCGATCGAGCCTGGTGGTGATGACGACGTCATACTCCTCGAGGGCATTGAGTAAGCTTGCCATGCCCGGGCGCTCCGGGTTTGCCTCACCACCAACAATCGCTGGGATCTTGCCCGAGTATCCGTCGTCCACAAAAAATTCGTCAACTTCACAGTTGTACTTGTGTCGCACAAACTCAGATATTTCTTGTTGTTGGGTCTCGAGAGAGATGCCGTTAGCCGCCTGTTCGCCAGTGCTCACGCGAGTGTATCCATAGATACGATTGATTCTTTTGATAGGTTCAATGCTCATTTCACACCCCCGGTGTATTCAATCCCTGCAAGCTTCTCATGCAGTTCTTTCCAATCGATCTGCAAAGGGAACCCGCGGTCCTGGCTGTTTTGCTCAAACAGAACAAAGCCGTCCTTCACTAGTCTTACAAAATTGTAGTTATGAATCTCTCCACCGTATGTGATGTCGATCTTGTATTTTAAACAAGTGCGACGCACTCGGTTGTAGAACTTTTTCTTGTCTTCGGGTTTCATACTTTTCTCCAAAAATTTTGCGCATGATACACTCTCCCGTGTCGTTGTGCAAACGTTCATACCTATTGCCTCAACAACACGGTTTAGATAGACTTGCCCAACCTAACGGAGAAAATGATGAACAAAAACGAACGACTGCACGCACAATTTGACGGTATCGGAGTGAGACCTCTTTGCGATAACGGCTCTGACAGAGTTGTAGGACAAAACCAATTCAGGAAACTCATGCTCGAAAACAAAGACGATTTGTGCAAACGCTGCATCAAGCACCTAGAAAAAATCGATGAGAAAAATGGATAAGTATTTTGACACCTTAGATCAGATCTATCGATTGTTTCATGTGCAACAAAATCGAAAGATCTCAAACCAACTGCTTCGAGCTATGCAAAACGCGCTGGATGGCCAGCATGACGCAGGGCCAGAAGCCAATTACATTATACGAACTTGGAAACAGGAGAGAGGATATGAATGACATCTACGAATTGCAGGAGTTTTTAGACACACCGGCCGGAGCCGGCTTTGTCATGACCAGGAAGTGCGGTGTCGATTTGTACGACAGTCTGATTGACCGCCGACTAAAATCGTTACGCAGAAAAAATAAACCGTTTCGATTGTATCGCAACGGTGACGACGGTAGCCGTGAATTACTATTAGGGAGCCAGTGAACCTACTAATGGCCTCGAGGCTTCAGCTTCTGCTTGAGCCAAGGGGTCATCCCCGCCCATCAACGAAATAATTCCTTCCGTCACTGCTTCCGATATCGGTTCGATCGCTTCTAGGGCCGGGACCACTGCTTCCTGAGTAATCAACTGCGCGGGTCCCCTGTTCTCTGGGTCCATCAAGTATTGGCCCAGGCTGGTGATCCCGGATTGTATGTCTGATTTCATTTGTTTGCCGAGACGGCTTTGCGGCTCATAGGCCATCAGTTGTCGTCCTCGTTCTGCCGCCGCTGCAACAGACTCAGGTGTTGCGTCTGGATTATATCGACGCTCGAGTGACGCCGCGGAGGATTGAGCAAACGGCTCTGCAATCGCAAACGCGATGTCCTTGCCGAGCTCGCCCACACCCACTCCGATCGCACTGAGCCCTGCTAATCCTCCGAGTGCCGGGATTGAGACTCTTCCTGCTTGAGCATCTGCTCCAGGGCCCTTATCTTTTTTCGTTGGTCGGATATAATACGGTCGTACCGACCCTGCAAACTCCCGGAAACGCTCCAACGCCGGTTTGAATCCGAAAGCCTCTTGGTAGAGCCTCTCAGAATTTTCTGGGTTTCTTCGCAGCTCGCCAAGTATTGCTTCGCTTTCATCAAGCGTTTTGACGTTGACATCGTAGTATCCGGGCTCTGCTGATTTGACAGACCCAAATTCGTCTTGGATTGCATCACCAATTTCCCTATGCCGTTGCAGAGTTTTGTTAACGTGCGCAGTGTACTCTTCTGGGCTCATTTTTACAAACTCGTCCGCATTGTCGTAAAACTGTGGTACATCGAGGAATCTTATACCAATGGCCTTGTTGGGATCCCTGGCATCTACTGCTAACGTGTATGCCGGCACGCCCTCTTTTTTCAGAAACTGTTCGAGGTCATCGATCACCGGGTCCTCTACAGACTTCGGGTTATCGAAGTAAACCTCAGTGCCAACTTGAAATTTATCTTTGTTGGCCTCGCCGAGGAGCGGATCGATTCGACGCGCAACAAACCAGCTGTGCTGCTGGTCCTTCACGGCTTGACGAGTGGCGCCCAACAACATCTCTGGGCTGAGCGTATCTCTTGGTAAAACTACCTCGACGTCCATCGCGGTCTCAGGGAAATAATTTTCTCCCTCTGCGTAAACTCCTCGAGAAGGTAAAGCCTTAAAAGTTACAACGTCAGGATCTGTGCTGGCATCGGCCAATATATCTCTGCCGGCCTCGGTCATTTGCTCTGGCGTTGGAGTGAAATCTTTAGATTGATACGGGATCGCTTGGTCTCGACTTATGCCCAGATACACACTCTGCACTGGATCCAAATCCAACATTTGCTCGAAAGATCCGCCCTCGCCTGTTTTCGAGGTCCAGCCCTTCTGAGTCCAATTGTCTTTCTCAATAAACCACTGGAGCGCCTGTACGTCCCGCGGGTCTAACGGTGTAAACTTTTCTGGGCTGTCTTTGAACAATTGTTCCAGGTGCGCGTTAACATCATCTGTTACGTCGCGTAACACTTGCTGGGCGAAACCAAACTCTTGCCCAGAACGAAAATTATCCGCGTCAACAATACTACCGGTTACCCCTTTTTCTGCACTCGACGGTATCGCTTTGCGACCACTGTGCTTTCGTAAGTTACGCGCAGCCCAAACGTCAATCGTCGCATCTAAACTGGTGCCGACCAGGTTGCCGGCAAAATTTTTCGCTTTTGGCTTTTGCCCTGTCCGTAGCTGACGGAAACGGTCAGCCAGGGCCATCATGGCACCGTAACTATTGATCCCAAAATTCTTACCCTCTGGGAACTTATCTGACACGCTGCCCGGCTGTTTAATCGTGTTGCGATTATCTTGCAACTCTTTCGAAATTCTTTTCGCTTCGGCCATGGGCTCTAGATACCCAGGCTCTGTCTCCGCTTGTTTGACGGTTTTGCCAAGCTTTCTTTGGTCCGCAACGTATTGCGCTGCCTGATCCTCCAGCTCATATCGGCGATCAAGTTTATCGGCAAAACCTTCCATCAAATCATCGAAGTCGCCCCGAGCAAACGCGCCCAGGATCTGTTTCGAAAAATTAAAGTTGGTAGCAACTGGGGTGTTGGGGCTGGTAGCACCCAACAAATCGCCCATCATTTCGCTGAACGTGCCGTATTCATTGCGCAACCTGGCTTCAACATTTTTGTACCAGCCGGCGTTATCCATGACATTAGCCGCGGCCGCATCTGTAGGATCATTCACCGCTCGATTGATATAGCTAATGATCTCGTCAGCTACATTCTTGCGAATTTTGTTATACGGAGCTGACCCAACGCCGATTTGCTTGCCGGTGCGTGGGTCCTTATCAAACGCATACATGGGCTGCTTGAATTGAAAAGTGTAAGAACCCTTATCGTTCACCTTAACGCCGGTTAACTCAGGCTGAACCCAATCCGACGGTGGGTGACGACGCTTCCAATCCTTATAAGCATTTAAAGCCGCTCTGGGATCAATATCAGGGTCCTTCGCAGCAGACTGCGCCACCACCCCTTTCTCATCTTCACTGATTGCAACGCGCTTTGACGTTTTTCTTTCGCCTCTCCTGAACTGAGCCGTAGGCTTGAGTTCCAAAGGATCCGTGTCGCTCATTTTACGCAGGAGTGTTAGCGCCTTATCCACAATAACCGCTTCAGACTCTTCCGGGCTCGACAACAGAACCGCTGCTGTCGCAGCTTTTACGGCGCCACTTGGAGCCCCGCCCTTATCGACAACTCTTCTCGCTATGTCGAGTAACATACGCCGACCGCGCAAAGGCGTTGTCTTTGCGGGAGCCTCGAGCGACGCGATGCCTTCTACTTCAGCCATCAGAGACTTCCTATCCCGCGGAACCGAATCATGTCTTTGTCTGAAACCATTCCGCCACGACTGCTGAACCCTTTGCTGTCCTGTTGGATGCTTCTACGCAACTG